TAGTGAAAGTGCGACGGGTCGGTAAAGCTATTAGGCGTCTGCCAGTGGGTGGTATGGATATGAATCGTACCGCCCGGCTTCAGCACCCGATACATCTCATTGATGACCGGTATCACGTGCACGAAGTGCTCAATGATATCCACCGCCTCGATGTGCTCAAAGAACTCATCCGGCGCCCAATCCCACGGCACAGTCTCAAGGTTGAATACAACATCCGTTGCATCGGTCTTGATGTAGTCCACGTTCACCGCGTTCTCAACACGGGTCTCACCGCACCCCATGTGCAGGATGGTCTTGCCCTCGAGCACCTTGGGGTCAAACTCCGTTCGCTTCTCCTCTGCCAGTACTTCGCGGATAACCGCCTTTAGTTCCTCCCGATTCATGATGCACCCGCCCCCTTGATATACCTGAACAGCCCCGCATCCTGCGGGCGATTGTAATTGCACTTCTCACACAGCCCGGTGAACTTCCCGTCAATGTGCTCCTGTAGTTTCTCCACCCTGCCGGCGTTCAGAATCACGCGGTCAAGGTCTTCGTGAATGACGTTGCCCCACACGTTCTTCCCGTGGAAGTCATGGGCGCACATCCATACATCCCCACCAGGGTAGATGCACAGCATGTTGTACACGTAGTCACAAGGAATACGCTTCTCAGTCTTGTACTCATCCAGCGTATGGTCGGTGCGCTGCTGGTTGTCGTACTTGTAGGAGACCCGAATCCTACCGGGGAAGTCCTTCCACAACTCCAGTAGATCGTCCTCCTCGCCTTCGTTGCCGTCCCACATCAGGCAGTGCATCTGCAGGTCCTTGACCTTACCCATCTCGGGGTACAGCCGCCGGATGTTCTCTACCACTTCCTCAAACGGCAACCCCGTGGTCTTCTCGTACCCCGCTTTGGTCCCGCCGTTGAAAGAGATAATCAGCTCATCCACCCCGTCAGGGATGTAGCGCATCTTCCCGGCGTTCGTGGTCATCACAACCCACTTACGCTTGCCCTCTTTCAGAACCTCAAGAATCTCGTCGCACTCGGGGTGGTTCCATACATCCCCGGTGTTGTTCAGCAGTATCTTCTTGATACCGCCGTGCTCGTTCAGCTTCGCCCAGATAGTCTGCCACTCATGGACTTGCATATGCTTCGGCTCGGTCCTCCACACAGGGCAGGTCGCGCACTTTGCGTTGCAGCCAGTCGTAAGCGTTATCTTCGCATCCATCGTTCCCCCTCCACTTCTCATAGTGCGGGGTTACCTTATCGATGAACTCCCGCGCCGAACGCTCCCAGGTTATCTCCCGAACCACCTGAGCCGCCTTGTATCCTCTCTCCGCTGCCTCTTCGTAGTGTCCGTATAGCTGGTACATCCTGCGTGCAAGATGGTGCCAGTCGGGCCACGCCGCCGGCGCACTGTGGTACTTCTCCCCAACCCCGTCTCCGGTCTGCCGGATGGTGTCGATATTCTTCATGGTGAACTTCAAGGGATATGCGTACTTCTCGGGTACCCAATCCCGCATCGCCGACCATGGGGTATAAATCACCGGCATACCCGTAGCCATCGCTTCATGTAGGGTCAGTCCCCATCCCTCGCCCATAGACGGGAACAGGAACACGTGCGCCGAATGGTAGAGCTCGATGAGCTCATCGATCGGCAAGTCCCGGTTGTCAAAGATCGCCCCCGCCGCCTTAAGTCCGAGGTTACGGGTCTCGGTCATCGGCTGCGTGGTCTTCAGGTACAGCTCAACGTTCGGCCTGACTTCGGGGTTCTTCCCATAGAACTCCTGCCACGCCATACAGACCTGTTCGTACCCCTTACGGGGATTGCTTGCCCCGAGCCACAGGAACCGTAGCTTCTCCCCCGGCTTCGGTGGAGTGCGCTTCACAAGGGTGAACTTCTCGGGCTTCACCCCTTCCCATACAACCTCAATAGGTCCCTTGTAGTACCGGGCAAACAGATGCCGATTGTGATGGTTTGGCACCACCACCAGGTCGGCCATCTGTAACGGTTCAATCCACTCCTCGGGAATAGCCGCCATCTCATACATCGTATATAAGACGTTGTACTTCCCCGGTATCGGGTTGAACGTAGGAGGGGTGACAATATGCACGACCAAATCACTATCGGGGTCCATCACGACTCCCTGCCCCTCTAACCCCGCGCGTAGGTTCTTCTGGTGCATGGTGTAGCCGTAGCCGTTCCCACGTATGTCGTAATCAGCCGTCCAATGTATTCTCATCACCCCTCCCAAGGTGTGGCCCCCCGAAGGGGGCCGGGTCATCAGCTCGCGGTTACAAGTCCCACGAAGCTGTTCGGCAACGGATTAGCAAACGCCACCCGCGTCCAGAACACGTACCTCGTATAGTGGTAGGTGCTCAGGCTGTAGGGATCTCGGAACAACGTGAGGTTGCCGAGCCTGCTACCGATGATGAACTTGGAGAGGTCTCCAAACACCGCCATAGCGGTACTCGCCGCATTCGATGGTGCGTACTCCGTCTCATACGAGGTGTAGCCAAGGATGCGAGCATCGCCGCGTGCGTCCTCGCTCCAGTTCGGCACAAAGACGTGCTTGTTGTCCTGGGTGAGGTTCTGGATGTACGTCCAGAGTGCCGAGCGACCAGCGAACCATGCCGCATTCTGCCGGCGAGGCTTCTCGAGCTTGCCAACCGCGTTAACAAGGTTCGATACAAGCACTTCACTGAAGTTGCTCGAGCCGGTGTTGAAGACCTCAGAACGTCCGTAGGAAAGGAAGATGCCCGATACCGGGTCGCCCGTTCCCGCAAACACTGCGCTGTCAATCTTCTGCCCGTAAGCCTCGGTGAACTGGTCCAAGAGGAGTGCCGCAATCGGCTCTGCCGAATCCATCTCAAGGTGCATCGCCACATCGGCGTACCCATCGAGGTCCCTGGCGGTCAGCTCAACAGCCGTGAAGGTTGCCGAGGTCTCAGTCGCTTCCGTGGCCTCAGCGGTGTACCCAAGGGTCACCTTGGCGTTCTCAACCGGAATCCGCATGTAGTCGGATGCCATCGGCATAACCGTAGCCTCACGCAGTGCAACCGAGTTCAGGCGTGCATACGCCATCAGGTCGCCCTGCTCCTGCGGGTTCAGATACCCACCGGCTGCGTCAGTGTTGGTCATGTCCTTCGTCTGGACGCCCGAGTTCGCCATCGCGGCCTTCTGCATGTCAACGAACGCCTTCAGGAGGCCCTTGGCGCTATCGTTCTCTGCGAGCTTGGCGTGGTCGTGGCTCTTCTTCGCCTGAAGTCGTGCAAAGCTCTTGTGAGCCGCCGCAAGGTCTACACCCTGATAGGACTCCGCTCCACCCTTGACCTCAACCTTCGGCTCGCGCACTGCGGCCTTCTTGTTCTCCTCGGCCTGCTTTGCCTCGCGCTCAGCCTTCTCCTTGCGGAGTGCAATCAGCTCGGCTTCCTTTTCGGCTGCTTCCTGCGCAGCCTTGTACTCGTCAATCGCCTTCTGCCGTTCGGCCTCAAGGTCGATATTCTTCTCGTCTGCCATATCTTGCTCCTTATTGGTATTCTCATCACGCTCGGCCGGTGTATCGTCTTGTCTTACCTCAAGGACCTTCGGCTGTGCCACGGCATCCTTGACGGCATCCAGGACAAACCCCTTCGCCTCTGCGCTTCTGATTACATTCGCCATCGGGTTAGCCGGAATACTGACCGCGCTAACCTCGAGTAGTTCCCACTCGCTCCACGTAAACTGCCCGCCCCGGTTCTCGCTCTTCGTCGGGATGAACCCAATGGAAAAGCTGTTCATGAACCCACCGTCATACAGGGCCTTTACTTCCTGCCCCAATGGGGTCGGCGCCCACTCGATGTCAAGCTCAATCCTGTTGTCCAAGATAGAGCCGCCCGTGGCTTTACCTACCGGGGCTTCATTGTGCCGGTGCTGCCACAGGATCACGGGATTTGACGCCATGAACTCCTTGAAGTTCCGCACACCCTTCGGGTCCACCACCTCACCATCGCGGTCTATGTCGTTCGTAGTCGCGACGATTCTGGTAGCCTTGGCGTCATACGTTGCCTTGATATTCGCGTTCATCAGATAAACTCCTCTGCCTCTGGCTCGCCCTCGTAAATGGGTACGAGTACGCACCGGCAATTGATAATCTCGCTGGGGTCACGCCCAGCAGGGTCGAGGGGATACCTCAGACCGCCCGCATACGTCTCGTTCCAACCGACCACGCCCGCGCCCTCGTTTCCAAGGTGAGACTCTCGTGCATCCGGTGCTGCAACCCACCGCTTCGCAACCGGCTGCGTTTCCTCCATTGCCCGATAACGAGCCTCGGAGTGCGCGGTGTGAACCTCGGTGCGTGCAATCGTCCGTGCGCGACTTTCCAGATTATCCACGGCCCCATCCAGCGCATCGCGGATGGCGTCTGTCGTCTGGTTCTCTGTCCAGCCCGCCTCGATTGCCTCCCTAACCACCGCCTGTACCTTGCCCCGTACCTCGCTCTGTGCATTCGCTATTACTTCCTTTACCATCCCCGCCCGCTCGGATACCAGGCTCAAGACAGCCTGTGGCGGGTTCTCAAAGTCCATCCTCACACGGGCAATCTGTGCGAATCCAATCACGCCGGCCCGGGTCAGGAACTCGGTCACGATACTGACCAGCTCACGGTCATCAAACGCGCCGTCAATGTCGGCGCCTGTGATAGCCTTCCCGAGGCTCTTGTTCGCGCCCTGTAGCTTCCGGCGTACCGA